GAGCAATCCACGACTGGACGCACGCGCTCTTGCGGGGGGTCGTGTCGCCGCCCGTGACCTTCGCCACGTTCACGCCGACCATGTTGTACTCAATGTCACGACGAAGTTCGAGACCCTTCAGCATCATCTGATAGGTCATTTCGTCGCCACGGCCAGCCTTCTTGACAACGCGCTGCGTGTTCGTGACACGGGCAACCTTGTAAGAAATCTGGCATTCGTTCGACAGGCGAACGGTCGCGGTCGCAGCACCGGCAGAGAAGGCATCGCCTTCGTACTGCGCGTTAGCGGCAGCCGCAGCAAGCGCCTGGGTCTGCCATTCGTGCTTGGTCGCGGCAGCTTCTACGCGCTCGACACCCGAGACAAACGGGGTATCGGTGGGGTCGATACGGTAGATCGCATTCGCGAGGTCTTCGCGGTTGCCAACGGCTTCATAGGTGGCAAACGCATTGGTTTCGAGAGCCATTTCAGTGTCCTTTAGGCACGTCTCTGCCCTTTCAGGGTCAAGAGTTGCGTAGCCTCTTTGAGAGTGAGTGAGGATTTGCCTTCTAGCGCGGCAATCTGCCCCTCAACCGCCCTGTTGGGCGATCTCACGGCGTTACCCGGCTTCTGCACGGGCGGAACTGGCTTGGCGGCAGGCTTGGCAACGTTGCTCTTGGCCAGCCGATACCGGGCGGCATCGGCCATCATTCGCTGAATGGGAGCACTGCGCAGGATCGAATTATTCCAGAGGTCGCCAATCTGATCTTCGCTCAATCCATATTCCATAAGCGCGGACTTGGCTTCCTTTGCCAATTTCGCGCGTTCGGCTTCCGGGATTGAACTGATAGACTGTTCAAACTCCTGATCCTGCGACGATCTCCACTCGTTCAGCTTGGCGTCCGCATCTTGCTTCTGGCGCTGCTGGGCCGCTTGGGCTTCAGACTGCCATTGTGCAAGTTGCTTCTGCTTGGCGTCCCATTGGACATAGCGAGGCCAATCCTCACGGGCCAATCTCTGAACGTCGTCCATCGATTTAACGTCGGGGAACTCGGTCAGGATTGCCTGTTGGATGGCGTTCGCCACCATGGGCAACTGCTGCTCGTATTGCTGCCGTAGCTGTTCCGCTTCCTGCGCTTTGGCCTGCATTGCCTTGCGTTCGGCGGCGGTTTCTTGCTGGCCTTTTGTGAAGTGCCGGTCGCGGTCCTGCTCCCGCTTCGCTACGACTTCCTGTAGCTCACGGGGAAGCTTGGCAAACGCTTCCTTTTCTTCCTTCGGCCAAGACGCTGGCGGTGGGATGGGCGGCTCAGCCGCTTCCTGTTCCTGCGTCTCCTCTTGAGCGGGGTCCGACTCTACGGGCACCTCGCTGGGCTCATCGCCCGAAACTTCGTCCTGCTCGGTCGGCTGTGCGGCCTGCGCCGCGCCTTCCTTGCGCTTGGCAGCGGCATGACGACCCAGAAAGGCCGCCGCTTCGCTGGCGCTGCTGAATGACTCAGGGGCCTCCGGCGCGCTGGGCTGCTCAGCCGATGGCGCGGCCGTTTCCACGTCCGACATCAATTCTCCTATGTGGCGATGTTAAAACTTGGCGTTGTCAATCATGGATTGCAGCTTCGCCTTGACCAGCCCGAGGGCCGTCAACTGCATCCAGAGCTTTTCGCGCTTGACATGCGCGGTTACTCGCGAGTTCTGCCAATCCGACAGAATGTCCGCTTCGACGCTCGCAAATGCCTTTTTCAGTGTGTCGCTTTTGAGCAGCTCGATGGCGCCGATGGCGTCCTGCTCAACGCTCATACACCCGCATCCTGACTAAGCTTGCCCTCAACCGCGTCCGGCTTGCTGTCCGTATCCTTGCTCGCCATGATCCTGGCAATCTCAAGCTTGACCAGGTTATCCAGCGCGGCCTTCGCCATTACGGTCTGGTTCTGTGCCGCAGCCTTGAGTTGATCGACCTGAATCTGTGCGCCGGCCAACTGCTGCGACATCTCGGCCTCACGCATGGCCGCCTGCGCCTCGATGATCTTAATTTGAGCTTCAGCCTGCGCCTTCTGCATTTCAGCCTGAGCGCGGACCATGTTGGACTGCTGCTCGGACTGCTGTATCTGCATCGCAGTCTGGGCCTTCAACTGCTCGACTTGCAGTTTCGGGTCTTGCTTTGGCTGCGGCGGCGGCTGTGTGGCTGGATCAGTGAAAAACGTATCCACGTCCTTATGACCGAGAAGCCGCGTCACTTCCTTGGCCGCGTTGTACAGGTTTTCGATGCTCACAAGATTCGTGAGGCCGTTCGCCAAGGCTTCCTTTTGCAGCCCGATAATCTGCATGGTCTGCATGAGCCGTTGTGACTTGGAACCGGTCCCGAGCCCGATATTGACCGTAAGATCGTCGCGGGTTTTCCAGTTTCTCGGATCGACAGGAACCCACTGATTGCGCAGCCTGACAGTCTGCGGCTTGTCGCCGTGCTTCTTGATCGTCGCATGAAGCAGCATGAACATGTCGCGGATGCCGGTTTCCGCGAAAATACGGGCGATCAACTTTACCTTGGCCTGCGCCGCGTCGTAGACCTGATTGACCGAGGTCGCCGTCTGGTTCTGCAATGCATTGGCGTCAATGCCCTGCCCTGCCTTGGTAACGCCAGTACGCCATTCCCGGACGCTATCGAAATACTCAAGCGCCGGATAAATGCTTTGCGCAATGTTCGGGACGACTTGCCACTCGACAGCACCCGGTGCCTTGGTGCGGACAATCGCACCGGCCCTGTGCACGAGGAGGTCGTCAATCGTGTTCTGGCCAGAGAGACTTTCCGCCACGACGGGGCGAGGCCGCATGGTCAGGTAAATGTTATCCAGCGCACCGCGCAGCATCGCGGTCTTGATCTTTTGGATATCCATCACAAGATCGGCAACAGACCGACCAATGAACCGGTGCGTGATCGGAACCGGGGTAATCGCCGCAAACGGCATGATATCCCACGGCTGCACATCCGGCTTGCCGTCGAGATTGAGGATTTCACCAACCGAACCCGGAAGCGATCCACCGCCCGTCACAATCCGGTACAGCTCTGCCTTACCATTACCGTCCATGTCAACGCGAATGTAATGCTCGGTGATCTCAACAACCCGGTCGCCATCGTTATCGTCGGGCGACGAATACTGGTGCTCGTTGACCGAATCGCGGGCTAGCTCCTCCTGATTTGAATACAGACGATAAGCCGGCAATGACCGGATTTGGTCTTCGTCGTAGCCGTCATGGATTAGATCGCTGACAGTGCGTGTTACGACCTTGTGGTAGCAATAGCTCGCGTCTTGCAGGTTGCCCCGGCAATCCCTGGAAACACCAAATTCCTCAGGGGGGACGGCCATGACCCTAGCGCAGGAATAATCTTGCTTGGTCTCAACCACCACATCATGAAGCTTCATGCCGGGATAGTCGGGGCTGTCCTTTTCGGTATGCTCGACAATCTCAACGTCTTGCGCCGCAGCAATCAGCGCGTATTCATCATCTGTCTTGTCGGTATAGGTCTCGCGCTGGATGCGCTCGCGTTCTTCCCACCAGACCTTGACAATGCCAACCTTTTGAAGCAGCGCGTCCTTTATCATCGCATAAAGGACCATGAACCCCGGATTGCGGTTCATAAAGACGTGGTTGACGTAATCGGTCTCCTGCTGTGCGCCCTGCATATCCTCCGGGCCAACGGGTGCAAACTGCACCACCTCGTCGGCACCAGCGAAGATTTCCATAAGCTGGGGCATGAGCCCCTCGACCGTATCCGCAACGTCCATGGAGACGGCGGTGGATTTGCCGTCTTCGGAGGGGATGTCGCGGGTAACATCGCCCTGGTAATACTCCATGGCGCGGGCGCGGTCGGAGGATAGCTTGGTAGCGTCAATGGCGCCGAGTGCGGCGAAGTGCTGCGACTCAACGAGTGCGCGCAAATCGTCGTTGTTCATCTTTGCCATTAATAGCCATTCACCCTAGTTCGAAGCATTGCGCGGATGCGAAATCCGCAAAGCCAGTCAATCGCTATGATTGGACGAGAGCGCCAGATTAGCCACACGCCGCCGTTGGGAAAATACAGCCATGGCATCAGACGTAAGCACCCTTGGGATAAACAATCGGCCGGTTAAAATTGGTCTGCCGCCCCGGTTCCTCGTAGCAAATCGCCATGAGGCCAAATCCGTCAGCGGCGTGGCTCGACCAATCATGGTCGGGGCCAAGTCCGATGTTTCGCGTTTCGTCTTTCTTCTCGTGATAGAAGCCGAGCGCATCCCGCCCCGCTTCGGTCGTGTCTTCGTTAAACCAGCACTTTGGCAGAATGCGCCTGACAGCCTCAATACGGAGGGACGCCGCGCCGCTGCCCTGATTGGGCACAGACGGCTCAACCTCGAAGCCAGCGTCCCTAAGATGGTCCTCGTACCGCTTGCCGGTGATGTTATTGGCGTTCACGCCGTCGTGCGGCAGCCTGAGAATGGCCTTGTCGTATTTCTTCGACCTTAGCCAAGCCACATGCTCACCGAGCACCTGGCCGACCGATT